TTCACAACACGCTATCCCTAATTACGTAGCAGTTGCTCCAAGAATGTACAAAGGTGTTATTGAGTCATTGGTTAGTAGAATGATACCAATGGCTGACCAAATACAGCTAACTCATTTGAAGCTACAGCAAGTTGTTTCTAGGACAGTACCTGATGGTGTGTTTATTAATGCAGACGGACTTAACGAGGTTGACCTTGGTAATGGTTCTGCGTATAACCCAGAAGATGCTCTTAGACTTTATATGCAAACAGGTAGTGTTATAGGTAGAAGCTATACTCAAGACGGTGACTACAATAATGCTAGAGTTCCTATTGAGCAGCTTACAGCAAGCTCAGGAGCTTCTAAAGTGCAAATGCTTATAGGCAACTATAATTTTTACTTAGACCAAATAAGAGCCGCAACAGGACTTAATGAGGCTAGGGATGGTAGCACTCCTAATCCAAATGCACTAGTTGGCGTACAGAAACTAGCGGCAATGAGTTCTAATACAGCAACAAGACACATCCTTGATGGTAGTCTTTATCTTTACAGAACGATTGCAGAAGCTTTGACATATAGGATAGCTGACATACTTCAGTATTCTGACTTTAAAGATGACTTTATAAATAAGATAGGTAAGTACAATGTTAGTATACTAAGTGAAATATCTGACCTATACATATATGACTTTGGTGTATTTATTGAATTGTCTCCAGATGAGGAGCAAAAAGCAATGCTTGAGCAGAATATACAAATGGCATTATCTAAAGGAGACATTAACCTTGAGGATGCCATTGACATACGTGAGATTAAAAACTTAAAGCTTGCCAATCAATTACTAAAAGTTAAGCGAATTGCTAAACAAGATAGAGACGAAAGGATGCAGATGCAACAGCAAGCTATGATATCACAGCAGCAACTTAAATCTCAAGAGCTCGCTGGACAGACCGCTATGCAGAAAATACAGCTAGAGACTGAGTCTAAAATTAAGGTTAAACAAGCAGAGGTGGCGTTTGAAATATCTAAAACAGAAGCTGAAGCTAGACTTAAATCTCAATTAATGAGAGAAGAGTTTGACTATAACTTACAACTTAAGGGAATGGCAGAGATGTCAATGTCTCAGAGAGAGCAGGATAGAGAGAAAGCCAAGAAAAATAGGATTAGTCAGCAAAACACTGAGCAATCTAAATTAATTACACAGAGAAAAAATAACTTACCTCCTCAAAGTTTTGAGTCAAACGAGGATAGTTTAGATGGATTTGACCTCGCTGAGTTTGAACCTAGATAATCACTAAAAGTGCATTAATATATTTTTTAACTTTGTAAAAATTAAATCAAATGGAATTAAAAGTAAGAGCGATGGATGGCATAGAGCCTAAGTCAAAACAAGAAGTAGAAGAGCAGTTGCTTAACAAACACGAAAAAGATTTACAAGATGGCCAAAACCAAAACCTGCATGAAGACATCCAAGAGCAAGAGCAAGGGGATGAGCTACAACAAAAAGAAATAGAAGAAAAAGACGTTCTTTCATATATTGAAAAAAGATATGGTAAGCAAATTAACTCTATTGAGGAACTCACTAGAGAAAGGGAAGAGGCTGAGCCTTTACCTGAAGATGTAGCTGCTTACTTTAAATATAAAAAAGAAACAGGACGTGGTATAGATGACTTTGTTAAACTAAGCAAGGACTTTAATACCATGAACGAAGACACTTTGTTAAAAGAGTATTTGATTGTTACAGAGGAAGGATTAGATGAATTAGATATACAAGACCTTATGGAAGAGTATAGCTATGATGAAGAACTTGATGATGAATCGACAATCAAAAAAGCTAAGATAGCAAAGAAAAAAGTGATTGCCAAAGCGAAGAAATACTTTACTGAACAGAAAGAGACATACAAGCAGCCCCTTGAGTCAAGAGGCCAAGCTCAATCTCTAGAAGCCAATGAGGAGTTCCAAGCATACAAGCAATATATTGAATCTGCTAAAACTCAACAGGAGGAAGCTGAAAGAAAAAGACAGTGGTTTGTAAAGAAAACTGATGATGTATTTAATGATGAGTTCAAAGGTTTTGAGTTTTCATTAGATGACAAGAAGTTAGTTTTTAATCCGGGGAGCGCAAGTGAATTAAAAAAGAGTCAAGAGAGTCCAATGAATTTTATTCAGAAGTATCTCGATGATAATGGATTAATGAAAGACGCCGTTGGATATCACAGGTCTTTGGCAGTAGCAATGAATCCTGAAAAGTTTGCTAAGTTCTTTTATGAGCAAGGCAAATCAGAAGCAACTGATGATGTAACACGCAAGATTAAAAACATTAATATGTCAGAGCGTAGAGCACCAGAGGTTATTTCTAAAAATGGTTTTAGCGTCAAGGCACTTAACCCAGATAGTGGTAAAGGTCTTAAAATAAGAAGTATTAAAAACAAAAATTAAAAATTATGGCTGGAAGTGTTCAAACAACACCAGGGTTTCAATTACAGCCTAGCGCTGAACAAGTACCCTTATCAACAAACTACATTACTAACTTCGATTTCTTAAATCAGTATCTACCTGATACTTATGAGAAAGAATTTGAGCGTTATGGTAATAGAACTATCGCTTCATTCCTTCGTTTGGTTGGAGCTGAAATGCCTTCTAACTCTGACTTAATCAAATGGTCTGAGCAAGGAAGATTACACACTAAATACACAAACTGTTCTACAAGTGGAACTGCTGCTGATGATACAGCAACAATTACTGTGAATGACACTTTATCTCCGGGTTCAGGTTCTATCGCTGTAAGAGTTGGTCAAACTGTATTCTTATCTGCAAATAACGGGTCTGGTTTTAACAAAGGTATTGTTACTGCTGTTAGTACTGCTAACGGAGATTTTGATGTAGCTTACTACGAAGCTGGTGGACAAGTATTTGGTGATACTGTTTTAACTGTATTCATCTATGGTTCTGAATTTAAAAAAGGAACTGAAGGAATGAATGGTTCATTAGAGTCTGACCCACTTATCTTCGAGAACTCTCCAATTATCATCAAGGACAAATACGCTGTTAGCGGTTCTGACATGGCACAAATTGGATGGGTAGAAGTAGAGACTGGCGAAGGTGGGACTGGTTACCTATGGTACTTGAAATCAGAGCACGAAACAAGATTACGTTTCGATGATTACCTAGAGACTTCAATGATTGAGGCTGTACCTGCTGAGGCTAACTCAGGAGCTGCTACTCAAACAGCGAATGCTACAGTAGGTAACAAAGGTTCTGAAGGTATCTTCTACGCTGTAGAGAACAGAGGAAATGTATGGGGGGGTGGAAACCCAACCACATTAGCTGACTTTGATAGTGTTATCTCTAGATTAGACAAGCAAGGAGCTATTGAGGAGAATGTTATCTTCAACGACAGAAACTTTGGATTTGACATTGATGATATGTTAGCTGGATTGAATGGATTTAACGGAACGTCTGCTGCTAACGCTGCTTCTTTCGGTTTATTCGACAATGACATGGAGATGGCATTAAACTTAGGTTTCTCTGGATTCCGTAGAGGGTATGACTTCTACAAGTCTGACTGGAAATACTTAAACGACCCAACTATGAGAGGTGGATTACCTGCTGGTAGTGGTTCTGGAAAAGTAAGTGGACTTTTAGTTCCCGCTGGTTCAACTACTGTGTATGACCAAATCTTAGGTAAAAATGCTAAGAGACCTTTCTTACACGTTAGATATAGAGCTTCAGAGACTGAAGACAGACGTTACAAAACGTGGATTACTGGTTCTGCTGGTGGTGCACAAACTTCTAGCTTAGATGCTATGGAGGTACACTTCTTGTCTGAGAGAGCTGTATGTACTTTAGGTGCAAACAACTTCTTCTTATTCCAAGAGTAGTATATTAAAATTATTATCCCTGTTGTAATGACAGGGGTAATTTTTATTTATTAAATCAAATTAAAATTTATGACTAAGCAAGCACAATTCGTAGACAAGGTCTACAAGTTAACTAGAGAAGCAGCACCCCTTTCTTTTATGCTTCCAACAAGAAACTCAAAAAGATTTCCTTTATTATGGTTTGACGAAAAAACAGGTATCAACCGACCACTTCGTTATGCTAAAAATCAAAGAACTCCTTTTGAAGATGAACAAGATGGCAATGCCATACTAGACCCAGTTATCTTTGAAGATGGGTTTTTAAGAGTTCAAAGAACAAACCAAGTACTGCAAGAGTTCCTTTACTATCATCCACTTAATGGTATTAAATTTACCGAGATGGACGAAGAGAAAGATGCTCAAGCTGTAGTTGATAAAATGAATTTAGAGGCAGATGCTTTAATTGAAGCAAGACAACTATCTTTAGAACAAGTAGAATCCATAGGTAGAGTATTACTAAACAGAGACATTAGCAAGATTAGTGGAGCTGAAATTAAAAGAGAAATCTTAGTTTTTGCACGAAAAGAACCAGAGACTTTCTTGAATATGCTTAAAGACCCTATGTTGAAATTACAATCTAAAGTACAGTTGTTATTCGATGAGAAGTTATTGTCATTTAGAAATAAGAACAGAGAAGTCTGGATTAATACAGCAGCTAAGAAAAATAAAATGATAAACGTGCCATTTAATGCAAATGGAAAAGAAGCGGTAGTAGATTATTTTCTAACTGAAGATGGTGTAGAGGTTTTGATGTTTTTAGAGAAT